ACTCATTTTTACGTTTGTTATTTTTAATAATTTATAATTTTGTAAGTTAATAACTTTTTCATCATTGTTTGTACATAAAACACAATATGTATTATTATCACGAATTAATATAACATTCACTAAATATAATACACACAAAGCATGAAAAGTTTTGAAACTTATTTTTTCATTATTTGTAAGATCATCTTCAACCGCACTTTTTTGAATTTTATAATCTTTTAAAATGTTTTTTTGATTTTTTAATTTTTCAACACTATTAATTTTAAACTCTTTCATAATTTTAAATGAATTAATATGTTCTAAATCACTATCATTTAAGTTATTGATAATTTTGTAAAATATCCAAAATAATTTATCCGCAAAATTTTTATGATTATTAATTTTAAATGGTTCATGATATTTGCTGTATTTTTTAGAATAATTTATTTGAACTCGATTTCTTGGAACGCCTACATTTACAACTATATTTTGCTTTTTAATATTATTGGTTACATTGGTTTCATTGCTTATATTGGTTTCATTGCTTATATTGGTTTCATTGCTATTAATAAATGTTAAATTTTTGGAAGTATTATTACTAGTTTTAAGGTCATATAACATATAATGCTTTAGTTCATTTAAATCTAGATTTTTTAATAATTCTTCTTTATTTAGACATAACATTTTAATTACTAATATTAGTTGTAGTAATATCTTTATTATCTTTAAAATAAATTGTTTGCAAAGTTCTTTTCAATTTTTCGTCTTTATTTATATCGCTTTCTTGTTTTTTTATAAAATCAATATAATTACATATATCTTTGTAAACTTTGAGAGATATTTTATTTAAATTAACAAAAATACCATTACTATTTTCATTTAAATAAACATTATTTATTTTTAATATTTTAGCAATTTCTATATGATGACTATTTTCTAAACATTCAATTGTTTTACACAATTTAATTAAATCATTTGAATCTATATTATTATTAGAGTCTATAATATTATTTTTACACATTATACTTGGGTCTTCATTATTTTTTATATCTTGATTGTCTTTTATGTCTTCATTGTCTTTTATGTCTTCATTAAATTCATTGCTATCCATAATTGTTAATTAATACTAATAAAAAATTGCCTTTAAATAAATTTTATATAACTAATCAATCATTTATATGTAAGTTCTTAATGGCTTGTTGTGTTGATTTTTTAATTTTTATTTTTAGTTTTTTTCCTCCTATTTTTTCTAAATTTTCATCAGCTTCTAGCGATTCTAATTCATTTTTTAATGTGCTATAATTATTAATACTTATTAATTCGGCAATTATACTAATAAATTTATCATTTAATTCATAGCGTTGACCTAATATACGAACTTGTATAATATCATTTTCTTTTATTTGTGAGAAAGCTTCATTATTATAATGATGATCACGTGCTATAAAAACAACATATGGACTATGTCCATCATCTACAATTAATTCGGCACGAACTCCTACTTTTGTTATAGATTTTGTAATACAATAAATTATTGTGGATTCAACTGGATTTGTTATTAAACACTCAAAAACGCATTCAAATAATATTTTATTATCAAATAATTCACCACTTGAATATGTTAATAATTTTACACTATTATTTTTAACATATCCTTCTTTAATACATTTACCTTCATTTAATTTTTTGATTTTTGTTTCTAATATGTCAAATAATTCTGAATTAACTTCATCATATTTTAATACTATTTTTTGTGTTAACAATGAACGGCTATAAACATGTGAGTTGTCTAATGTAGTTTTTTTAAACGATGATTTTTTATTTTGTATTTTAGACATTATAGTATATATATTATTAATTTAATCTTTAAAATTATTTCAATTATATAATAAAATATTTTTATTATATTTTATTTTATTATATTTTATTTTATTTTATTATATTTTATTATATTTTATTTTATTATATTTTATTATATTTTATTATAAATTATTTATTTGTGCCTCAGAAAGATTTAAAAACCATCTTTTATTATCTTTTTTTTGTAAATCATACAATCTAAAATATAATTCTTGTGCCGCACAGAAATTTCTTTGATTTAATTTTTCACCTTTTTCCAATTTTTTTCCTTTTAATTTTTCAATTATTTCATCTTTTACTCCCAAAGCAATAAAAATTTTTTCACTATTAAGTTTTCCAGCTTGTGCACATATTGCCCCTTTATTTGAACCTGTTTTTACTTTAAATTCTGTAATTAATTCTTTTGTTATTTTTTTATTTATTGATAAAAATCCTAAAGGAACTGCCATTTGTGAACTAGGTATTTGTTGCGATTTAATAACATTATCAAAATCATTATAATCTTCTGATTGTCCGCTATTTAGTGTTATATTTAAAGTCTCTAAATTTGTAGTAATTAACATATATAAAGTATAGTCTCTAAATTCACTTTTATTTGGTATATATAATGCTTTTAATTTACCATTATTTGCTTCTAAAATTTTTGAATTATAATAAATTAGTAAGTCTTTTTCAAAGCTTGTTAGTTCATTATAGCCATTATTTAATAAATATATAACTAATAAAACAGTCTTATTAAAATCCAAGTCATCTAATAATATATTTCTTGCTAAACTATTTATTTCATTTGTAGTTATTATGTTTTCATTTTTTAATATGTCGGTCATTTTACCATAATAAATATATTTGTTATCTTTTAATGCGTATTCACTTTTAGATGGTACATATTCTGTAATTATAAAATTATAATTACGTTGTAATTCGGCAATTATTGTTTTAACATATTCTATATTTTTAAGTGTTAATTTATCATCTAAATCATCTTGATTTAGATGAATTTTAGGAGTAAGTATTTTTTTTTCATCTTTAGCTTCTTTGGCTTCTTTGACTTCTTTAGCTTCTTTAGCTTCTTTGACATCTTCTTTGCTAAATATATCAAAACCCTCAGGAACAGCAAATTTTAAAGCATCAGGTTTTAATAATATGTTATTTGATCTTTCAAATAGCGTAGCATCACTATTTAAATTTATTGGTTGAAAAATATATAAATCATCAATATGTATTAATTTTCCTCGTGTATTATATTTGTCACTAATAAAAATATTTTCATTATTAACCAATTCATTTAAAGCATTATCAATATGTGGTAATGGATATTCTTTAAATGTATTTAAATAGTTAATAATTGTTTCTTTAGTACAAAAATAATATTCTTTAAACAAATCTCTCAAGAGTTTAATAATAACTTCATTATTTGTTTTTAAAAATGATTCATCATAAGAAAATAGATTTATTTTAGTAGGTCCATATTTTTGAGTATATTCTTCTAAAGATGGTTTACAAGTATATTGACAATTATCCATATAATCACATAACGGACTATTTACTTTATCTCCAATAGCATAGTCAATTAATTTAGAATTAGAGAGAATTAGTTGTAATTTTTTATTTGAATAGTTTTCATTTAAATATTTTTCATCAAATTTTTGTTGCTCATAATTTAAATAACAATCAATGCTATGTTCTTTTAAAACGCGAGTAATATTTCCTATTATTTTGGCTTTTTCTTCTGCTTTTCTATAAATTAATAAATCAACTGCCTCATTTGCATTACTTAATAATGTGCCGTGCATAAATATTTGAACATTACGTTTATTTAATGGTAAATCTTTATGGCTACATGTTCTAATAGCACGCCCAATAATTTGCTCTACTCTATTAATATTATACCATGGTTCTAAAACATGTATTTGTCTAATATATTTAAAATCTAAACCTTCACTGCCTGCTGCCGATAATAAAATTACTTTAACATTTTCACCGCCAACATTAGTAGGATCTGTACATGCTTTTAAATCACTTACTATGTCAGGGGAAATATTACTATTACCACTTATAATTACATATTTAGCACCTCTAAAACGCTGTCCTAATTGTAATATTTCAGATTTTTTCTTATAAGTATTTACATCTAATTCTTCACTTGGCGGAGCAGCAAAGAGAGATTTATTGCTTCCATAACGCATAAATCCAACTGCTTCTAAAGCAAGTGCTATTGGTATTAATCCCGAATCTATAAATTGTGAATATACTATTACTGGACCTTGAGAACCCATTAATGAATCAATTAGTGCTTTAATTTTAAAACTATATTTTCCAATTACATTATAATCAAACATATTAATAGGCATATTTTTTAAAAACTCACTCTTAAAATTATAATTATATCTAGATTTAGGTGCTTGCGTCTCTTGATAAGTCATAATATTATTAATTGCTGATTTGCCAACAATATTTTTTATGTCAACTAGTGTATTTATTTCTTCAATATTTATATTTGCCACTAATTCTACAATATTATTATTATAGTAAATCATTTTCTCATTAAAATAATTTTCTAATTTATTATTAGGAAAAACAATATTTAAACACTCCAATGGTTTTTGTAACAATGTGTATCCAAAAGATTCCATAGCGTTTATTTTTTCTTCATCAAACTTTGATATATTATTTTTTAAAATAATATTATATACAAATTCTTGATATGGTGATATATTAACATCATTTACATATATATCAAATAGTGTTAGTGCTTCTTTTAAAGGAGTTCCATTTATTTTAAATTCTGGGTATTTTTTATTTAAAATACTATTATTTTCTGAGAAATCTTTTGGTAAAATTCTAAAAGGAAAACTTAAAGGATTATCACCTTTAATATAACTTATGTAGCCATTTATTTTTCTTCTAAATAGTTCTAAACCTACTTGCTCTCCATTGCTATTTACTATAAAACTTCCATCATTGGCAAATACATCTTTTAATTCTACTATTGAGCGTCTATCATTTAAGTTTAATATATTTATTAAAAAAATTATTTCTTTATAATCATTAAACATAGGAGTTGCTGACATAAATAGCAATTTTAAATTATTTACATTTTTGACTAATTTCATTAACTCATTTGATACCAATTTATTACTATTATCTTTTGACTGACGTATGTTATGTATTTCATCAATAATTATTAACCTGTTATTAAAAAATTTTTGTAATTTGTTTTTTATTAATAATTGTTTTTTTTTTGAATCCATAGTACTTAATGATTGATTTGAAATATTTGATTTTTTTATTATTAAATTAGCAAATTGTGTATACCCCAAAAATAAATAATAATTGTTTATTATGTTTTTAACAATTTTTATTACTTTGTCGCGTGACAAATTTTTTTGTATCATATTAATTTCATCTAATATATTTTGTCCCGCACAATTATTAATAGACCAAAGTCCATTTTTTTCTTCTAATTTTCGCTCATCAAATAATTGTAAATAAAAATTTTCTTGAACATTTGGTGAAGCTACTATTATTATTCGTTCATTAAAACCCATAAATTTTAAATATTTTCTTGTTTCTTCGGCAACTCCAATTGCTGAACAGGTTTTTCCAGTCCCTAATCCATGATATAATAATAAACCATTATATGGAGTATACATTGAAAGAAAATTTTTTATAAATTTTTGATGTGGTGCTAGTTCAAAATCTTTATTGCAAATTTCATTACTTTGTTTTTCAAAGTCAAAATTTTCGTCTATTTTAATTATTAATTTATTTTCTTCAAATTCTTGCTTATTTGCTATTTTAATATTTAAAAATTCATCATCTAAATGTGGATATAAATATTTGTAGTTTGTAGCATTTGAATTATTTAACTCTTCTTTATTCAATAATTCAATAGCATTATTAAAATATTTATAATCTGTTATAGTATTTAAGTTTTTTTCTAATATTTCTAATTTACTTTTGTCTAATTTGCTATTGTTAAATTTATTTATATTTTCTCTAAATAATGATACCAATTCTTCATTATTTTTTTTTTTAGATTTATCTTCTTTAATGTCTTGATTTACTTGTGGTTTTATGAATGATTCATCTTCCTCGCCTTCTTCGTCTTCTTTGCCTTCTTCGTCTTCGCTTTCGTCTTCTTTGCCTTCTTCGTCTTCGCTTTCTTCTTCAATACTTTCTTGGTCTTCGCTTTCTTCTTCAATACTTTCTTGGTCTTCGCTTTCTTCTTCAATACTTTCTTGGTCTTGCTCTTCTTCTTCGCCTTTAGTTAAAGACTCTGGAATATAAACTATGTCTCCTTGATTTAATGTATCTTTAATAACATTGCTCATTTACTATATATTAAATATATAGTTTATAACTATTTAATAATTTATTTAAATAATTTATTATTTTTTTTTTCTCATAGTTATATTCTCTAATATAACTATTTACATCATTTATTGGTATCCATTTAATTTCAGTAATTTCATATATTTGATAATCATTTTTTGGTTGATTATTGTCGACAATAATACCAACAAAATATTTATGTTTATATGATTTATAATTAGACCCACTAAAAATTTCTTCATATGGGACAATATTATTAATTAGTATAATATCATTTTTATTATAACCTGTTTCTTCTTCAAATTCTCTTAGTCCACATATAATATCTTTTTCTTGATAATTTCGTCGTCCTTTTGGAAATCCCCATTCAGGTTCTTCGTAATTTTTATCGCATAGATCAATTAAAGATTTTAAATCATAACTTTCTAAAATATTAACATAACCTTGTTTTAAATTTGTAAATTTGATTTTTGAAGTTCGCTCTTCATTTTTATACGAATTATTTGTATTATAATTCCATAAATATTGCCATATTGTATCAAAATCATTATTTAATATATAATTTCTCTCATTAGTAGTCATATTATTTAATAAATTCTTTATATAATTCTTATCTTCAATAGAATATTTTCCGCGCATAAAATCTACAAATGATAGTGTGTCTTTACGTTTAATAATTAATAGTTCAATTGAATTTTCGTATTTATTTAGAGAGGCATCGTATTTTTTAACTATTCTAATGGGAATAATACCTATACTAGTAATAGGTACTTTGCATTGATGAAATAAATGTCCTAATTTTCCACAATTATTACAAAAATATTGTTTTTTTATATTCATTGTTTGTTAGTTAATATAACTAAGAACAATGTTTTTATATAATTTACTAAATTCAAATAAGTAAACACTAAGAAAATTTAATATAATAAAATTTTATATATATTAAAAATTTTATTATGAATAGCACAAACCATATATTTAATCCTATTATATGGGGTCCTCATTATTGGTTTGTATTATATACAATTGCTTTATCTTATCCATTACATATTAATGAATGTACAAAAAAAAAATATTATGACTTTATAACAAACTTACCTCTTTTTTTGCCAGTTCCTGATATAGGAGGTGTTTTTAGTAAATTTTTAGATGCATATCCTGTGACGCCATATTTAGACTCGCGAGAATCACTTTCAAAATGGGTTCATTTTATACACAACAAAATTAATAGTTATTTAGGTAAACCCGAATTAACATATTATGATGCTTTAAATAAATATTATGAGCATTACAAATTAAAAGAAATAAAAAAAAACGATGAACGTAAAAATAAAGAAAAATATATTTTTGGTGCTTTAATAATTGTAATTATTCTAGTAATAATATATTTATATATAAAATATTAATATTATGAAACTAGAATTAATAATTTTTTTAATAACTATTTTTGTATTAGCAAATACATATTTTGAAGGAAAATTAATTAATAAACTTAAACAATATCAAAAATATTATAAAATGGCCTTTTTTGCTTTTATAGGTTTGTGTATATATTTATTTATTAAGAAAAATCCAAGCAACTATAAAGAAATTGTTACTCATGCCAATAGTTATATAAAATATTTACCAATTGATAGAAATACAGCAAGTTTTATAACTCCTATTATTGATTTAACATCTAAATCCATAACAAATGAATTAAATAATAATTATAATTTTTCAAGTCCTGTTAATAATCAACTATCACAAAATTTATTAACTTCAATAAATAATAATCAAAACTATATGTCTAAGCAACAACAAAAAATATTATCTTCCGGAAATATATCAACAAAAAGAAGTGTAAGTGAAACAAAAAAAAAATATGTAGCTGCTTCACAAAATTGGCATTGTAAACATTGTCAAAAACAATTACCAGCGTGGTTTGAAGTAGATCACGTAAAAAAATTAGAATATGGAGGTTCAAATAATATTGATAATTTAGAAGCACTATGTAGAGATTGCCACGGAAAAAAAACAGCTTTTGAAAATTTGTAAATAGCAAGTAATAAAAATATACTAATATGCAAATATAGTAATAAATAATATACTTATAATGTAATATATATTATTTATGGCTAGTTATATTAATAATTTTAAGCTACTAATTAAAGATAAAATTACAGACACCTTAACGTATGGCAAAAATAACTATTATTACTCTATAATAATAGCAATATTATTACTAATATTGGGAGTATTTTATTATCTTAATGAGATGCAAAATATTTTCAAAATAAAAAATACTAAATATGAAATATTTATGTGGTTATTTTTAGTAGCATTTAGCATATATACTTTTTTATCTTATGTTTATAAACATAATTATAACAACTATAATACTATTAAACCCGATACTAGCTTTATTAATATGTATAAATATGTTGGACTATTATTTTTAATAATATTATTTCCAATATTAACAATTAATTTTATATTATATTTACACAAAACCAATAATAGTGTTTTCAATATTACACAAAATATATTAGGAATATTAATAATTATTGTTATTTTTGCTATAATAGCAAAAATGTTTTCTATACAACCAGGTATTGAAAAATCTAAAACTGTTGGTCCACCTAAACAGACTTTTTTTCAAACATTAATAACTACATTAAAAGATATAATATTTTTTATTCCTTGTTTGCTAATTATATTAGTAGATGAAATAAATGAAGATATTAAATTAACACCATCTTCTATATATTTATTATTTTTCATATTATTAATTTTAATAATATTAATATTTTTATTGCCTCTATTATTTAGCTATTTAGCAAAACATAATAAAAATAGCCTTTTAGGCGGCGAAGGCCCCTTTTATTTAAATGAAAAGAAAACTTTAGGAAAGTATCAAAATTTAGACAAAAATGTTAGTTCTAATGTTGCTATACCTAACTTTAATAGTTCTAATTTGGAAAATACATCACTAAGTAATAATTTGAATAATATGCTATCAAATTTCAAAACAAACTTCACTAGTCAAACTAGTTCTAGTGAAAATAGTTCTAATGAAGATGTTGTCAAAAATGAATATAATAATATTAAAAATAATATTTCTGACAATACTAAAGGGTATGATTTCAAAATGTTTAAAAATGATTTAAATGGTCAATATAATATTGGAACAAAATATTATGATTCTTCAAAAATTCATAACAAATTTCCTTATAATTATACTTATAGTATAAGTTTTTATATTTATATAAATCCACAACCAACAAACACATCTATTGCTTATACAAAAGATACTGAACTATTTAATTATGGATTTAAACCAGTTATATATTATAATGGAAACTCTAGAAAAATTATTATAAAATCTAGAACAATAAATAATAAATCAGATCAATTAGATACTATATATGAAATGACTAGTGTAAAACATCAAAAATGGTTATATTTTGTTATTAATTATGAAAATAATAATATAGATGTTTTTATTGATGGTAAATTAGTAGGTTCTAAAAATAATGTTACGCCTTACTTCATAGGAGACAGCGTAACTATTGGTGAACATGATGGTATACATGGAAGTATTAAAGAAATATTTTATTTTGATAAAATAAAAACTCCTGATTCTATACAATTTTTATATAGTTTAACAAAAAATAATAATATATAATTTAGAAAAATATTAAAACTAAAACAAAACTAAAATAAAACTAAAAATTAAAACAAAACTA